GTCTTCATAGGCATCTGCACGGAAGCCTCCTCAGATATAGTGAGTGGTTTTTTTATTGACATGACAAACACTCGTCAGAATCTGAATCTAATTCTGCTAATGCTTCTTCTTTGCAATCTTGACCACAGAAAATGTCTAGGTCGTCTTTTGATTGAAATTCTTTTTCACATTGTTTACATTTTTTTATCATCTTACTGGTCCTCCAAAAAATGCCATAAGGCACATTAATATAATTAATATTGCTGTAAATCTGTAATCCATCCTGGCGTACTCCATTAAAATAACCAACCTTTAATTTTTTGCCACCAAGATTTTTTACTAGGTGTTTTTACATATATATTTTTGCATGTGCATGCATCACAAATACAATTGTCACATTTATTTGTATTTAAATTATATCCTTGTCCATAACAATGACAAGAATGATCACATGTTTTACATTTTCTTAACATTTTTTCTCTTCTTGTTTAAAAGTTTTACTCTTTTATGCCAACAATATTCAGTTAACTTAATAGCATATTTTTCTATTAATGAAAAAATATTATCAATATAAGAAAAAAAATTATATAAAAATTTATCAATCATTTACTGGCTACCTTACCTTTATTTGGCCCTTCTTTTATTACGTATTTTTGTGTACCATTAGCTCCAGTTTCAACTTCTTTTTTTAAATTTTTAAACAAATTCATTTGTTTTTCTTTTTGTTCTTTATTTTTTAAGAACGTTTCAATTGTTTTTGTATCCCTCATTTGTCCTCCTTTGGTTCTATTTGATAGAACATTTTATCAGAATCTTCTGTAACCCAGTCCGAAGTTTCAACATCCCAGACTGTGTTTTGTACTTTATAGTCAGGCCAGCTGTTATCAGTAGTGTATGAATTAACATGCCACAGAATGCGATTATTAGGCTGAGCTGCATAATTCCCGTTATCAAGAGCCAATATATGTGCACACTTGTGCTCTTGAGGAATTTCAGAATGTTCTGTGTTAAGTATATTAGTCTCTGGATGTGCCCAGTCAACAGTAAATAAATATTGACCATGATAGAATTTTTTATCTTTTCCTAGATATTTGCCATCTATACCAGCCAACCAATCAAAGCAATGCACGCTAGGATAATAACTAAAACAGTTCCACAGTTCGAGTTCGTGCGCCTGCATATCCGGCACATTGGCTCGGTCATACGATTTTTGGAAAAACGCTGAGATAGGCAAACGCCAAAAGCACGCACCATTGGGAAGCATGATATTAAATAAGATAGCGCGTCCTGTAATAGAGACCAAACCAAAGATAACACAATCTTGCTCTCCTTTTTTATCCATGTCCATATCATACAAATATTCGGTACGAATTTTGCAGTAAATAGGTGGTATATTCGCGTTAAGGTAGGCCATATTTTTATCCTTATATTATCATCATCCATATATATCTCCCCAGTTTTCACCTGATTCATAATCAACTTTATTGGGTACTTCTAGCTTAACAGCATTTTCCATAATTTCAATAATTTTATCTGCATGTTCTTTTGATTCTACAGATAAATCTAATTCATCATGAATTTGTATATGAGCTACTATTCCTTCTTTATATAAATCAACCATAGCTTTCTTAGTCATATCTGCAGCACTACCTTGAATTAATTTATTTAAAGCTTTGTAAGTATAAGCTCTTTTAATTCCTGGTCCGTGTTCCTTGAGTGCATCTTCATGTGTCATAGCTTTATGCATACCAAACATATTTGGTTCCCATAAATGAAATCTACATAATCTACCAAGCAACGTTCTTATTTGTCCTTGAGCTTGAGCTCTGTTAGATGCACTATTCATTAGTTGTTTAACAAAAGGTACTTTTGCATGATATTGATTAAATAATTCATCTGCTTTTTCTTTTGTTACACCTAACTCTGCTTGCAGTTTTGTTTTACCCATACCATAAAACAATCCTAAGTTAATTGTTTTCGCTTGTGACCTTGGTATCTCAGCCATTTCTGCAACCGTTTGGTGGAAGTCTGTATTCGTATTATCATTATAAGCATCAACAACATCATATACAGATGGAAATTTATGTAGTGCTGCATAGTGTACCACTAGCCTTGGTTCTTGTTGTGAATAGTCAAAGCAACCCCAGGTACAATTTTCTTCTGGTAAAAATAATGATCTTATCATAGGTCCAAGATCCTTGTTCCTTGCTGGTAGTTGCTGTAAGTTAGGATTGTTATAACTAAACCTTCCTGTTACAGTACCACCAGCATCGGATCTTATCTGATTTATCTCAGCGTGAATTCTACCTTTATGTTCAAACCTTAAAATAGTATCAATAAAAGTTGTATGAGCCTTGTTAATTTCTCTAGCTTGTGCTATTTTCTGAACCAAAGGATGACTATGTTCAGAAAGAAAATTTTTAGTAAAAGAAGGTGCCTGTGATTTTTCAGTTCTTGAATATTCTAAACCAAGTTTATCAAAAACTTTTGCAATACTTCTTGCAGCCCAAATTTGAGGATCTATTCCTGTTTCAGTTTTTACTTCATGCAATAACTTTTCTTCTTGCTGCTGTAATTGTGTTTTTAATGATAGAGCCCGTTCTCCATCTACTCTTACTCCTTTAAATCTCATATCAACTAGACAAGGAAATAAGTCTGTTTCTAAATTAAAAATAGATTCAATATCTTGTTGAATAATTTCTGTTTTAAATTTTTGCCATAAGTCTAAAGTTAGTTCAGCATCTTTTTCTGCATAAGCTCCAACATACATTGGTGGTAACTTCCACATATCTGCTTTTGGATCAAGTCCTCTAGATTTTGCCTCTTCATTTAATGCAGCTTCATTTTTACCATGACCTAAATATTCCCATGACAATGCATTTAAAGAATATGCAAATCTATTCTCATCAATTAAACTTGCTGCAATCATTGTATCTACTATTAAACCATTGATTTTTATACCTAAATTACGTATCCAACATACGTCATACATAGCATTATGAAATATTTTTATAGAAGGAGATGCCATAGTATCAGCAAACCATGCTAATACTTTTTTTCTATCCATGTTGCTCCCCGATCCATGAGCAATTGGAAAATAAAATTTTCTACCTGCTACAGCTACAGCAATACCTACAACCTCACCTTCACCTATAACGGATCCAGATCCCATTGTTTTTAAATTTGGATCTCTTGTTTCTAAGTCAACTGCAATCTCTTCATATGATCTTAAGTCAGGAAACTCTTCCGGTTCTATCCATTCTGTTTGTGCTGTAAATATAGGTACTTTCATTATATTTTTTCCTTTAATGAATCTAGATATTCTTGATCTTCTTTATCTAATTCTTCTTGTTGCTTTTTACCAAAAATTTCCTCCCAACGTTTTTTATAAACATCGTTAGGTGGTCTGGATTTACCATCCCATTGTCTACCTTTTTCTTTTGCCATGATCCATATCTTTCAATTTCTTTTTCTCTAATTCGCAATAATGAATTATTTTTTCTAAATCTTCTATGCCATTTTTATTCATATAACGGCACACATACTTTATTACATTACCTTGAAAGAATGACAAGTCATTCTTAGAAATAAATTCATAAGGTTGAATGTGAAAATCTTTGTAGTGATTTCCTCCTATCTGCTTATCTTGTGGAAATAATTCCTCAAACATTTTTTTATTTGTCATAGTTTTCTCCTTTATTGTGTGGTAGTTGTTGATTTAACGGGGCTAACATAATACCTGGGAATTGAAGGTCCCGAACCAACTTCGCCGTTAGACTTGAAGCTACCACTCTCCATGGAGACAGTCCTTCTTTCCCGTTCTGTTTAAAACTACAAAGAATAACCATAACGTTCCTTCTTTGGTTTTAATAAGTATAGGCTTTCTTTGGCTCTAGTTGAGCCAACATACCAAACTCTATGTTCTTCATCTGCTTTATCGATATTATTTTCTACAGATTGTCTAATTTTTCTAGCATTATCTAATACTAAAATAACATTTTCACATTCACCACCTTTTGCTGCATGAATAGTAGATACTTCTATTCTTGGGGGTTGTGATAACTTATTACCATTAGATAACATTGTTCTTATATAAAAACATTCGTCCTGGTCAGCTTTTGTAAATAAATTATACCAAACAGAATCTTTACCATAACCAAAATCATCCATGTTGTAATATTGTTTATTTTCTTTAAATTTAAAAAAAGGATTGTCTGGTAAATATTCATGTAATTCTTTTGCATCAGCTAAACTTATTGAATTACCTTTACATAACTCACTAAAATTTAATATCGCTTTATAGAGTCTTGTATTATAGCTTTTACCGTATCTATCTTTAAAATATAAATTATTAGACCTTAATTGTTTTGATATCTCATCAGATCTATAAGTAGTTCTAGTTAATATTAACCAATTATCTTTTGTTAAATCAATATGTTCAATGTTATAAATAAATTCTACATTTCCTGGTGATCCTTTTTTTGCAAAGTATTGTTTTTCTTTTCTTGTTTGTATTCTACTAACAATAACATTAGATAGTTCTTGAATATTTTTTGGTACACGATTTGAATATGGTAATACTACTTCTTCTGCAGGTTCATTTAAAAATCTCTTAACATCAGCTCCAGCCCAGGCGAATATAGCTTGATCATCATCACCAGCTAAATAAATATCTTTTGATTTTTCTTTTAATACATCGAACATCATCCATTGTATTGGAGATAAATCTTGAGCTTCATCTATAAATACTACATCAAACTCTTTACATTTTTCTTTTTCATTTACAAACTTTGTAATCATGTCATTAAAATCATAAAGGTTGTCACCTTTAAAATGATTATAATTTAAATAGATATGTCCTAAAGTTTCATAATCAATTTCATTACTCCATTCATTTGTATTAAATTCTTCTTCGGGAGAAATATTTTTTACTTTTGCTTTATTAATAAGTTTAAAATACTCACTATTAAAATTTAAATAACCAGACTCATCTCCAGTATCTGTAACTCTTAGGTTTAATTCTTTACCTATTTGTTCATAATGTACTGGTTGTAATACAGATTCTTCACTCATACCTAATGTGTGAAAAGCAAATGAATGTAGTGTTTGAAAATATCTTAAATCTTTTTTATCTAGTTCAGGATTTCTCTCTAACATTCTATCTCTAGCTTCATTAGCTGCTTTTCTAGTAAAAGCAAAATAACCTATTCTATTTAGATCTATTCCTTTTTTAATATATTCATCAACTAAATTTAATAATGTAGTTGTTTTACCTGTACCCGGAGGACCAAATATTTTTTTAATCATTAGAATATTTGCTCCTTAGATTTACCTTGAACTATTTCAGGTTTAGGTTGTTCATCAGATAATAATTCTGGAAATTTATCTAGTGATACTACAGTCACATTAATTGGATTATAAGAATTAGTATCCCCATCTTTTTTTGGAAATCGTTTACTCACACCAAATTTTGCATCAAATAATTTTGTCATTTGTTCTGCAGTTATTTTTCTATCCATCTTCCATTCTTTATTTTTTAAAGAATCAAAAAAACTTGAATAAACAAAATATGCATGACTACCTTCTATCAATACAGCACCTGTTTTAAATGCTGCATAAGTTCCAGCTTTAGGTCCATGTAAATATTTAGATAGATACTCTTCTAATAACTCTTCATCTGAAGTACCTTTAGGTGGTGGTGTTGTTAATTTAGGTGGGAATAA